TCTGCTGGTTTTAATATGAAAGACGGCGTATTTTCTCATAAAATGTTATATTCATTCGGACAAGAAATAATGGAAATTGCTGCATCCATGGTCATTTTGGCAGTAGCTTGTAAAATACTTGCATCTATGGATATGGATGATCTAACAAAAGGATTTACTGCTATATCAGCATTTCTTTGGGAAATGACAGGTGTTGCTATTGTTCTTGAAAAGTCCGGAGCAAATGATAGTGTTAAAGGTGTTGGCGGGGCACTCATGGGTATGGCTCTTGCAATACTTGTTCTTACAAAAGCAGTAAGTGCATTTGGCGAGATGGATACTGATAAGCTTGTTCAAGGCACTCTTGCTGTTGCTGCATTACTTGCTGCTTTAACAGGCTTTGTTAAATTGTCGTCCGGTGCAGAGCACATGATGGCCATTGGCGTTGGCCTTTTAATTACAGCAGAAGCTGTCAAAGTTCTTGTTAAATCTGTGGATATTTTATCAGAAATGGATATCGATGCAGCTATTCAGGGAGTTGGAGCTGTTGGAACACTACTTCTTGCTCTTGGATTATTTGTAAAGCTTGCTGGAAATGCAAAGCATATGATTGCTGTTGGTCTTGGAATTTTGGAAGTAGCAGCAGCTTTGTATGTAATTTCAGAAGCAATTATATCTTTATCAGAAGTTGATATAGATTCTCTTGTCATGTCCGTTATAGCTCTTGGAATTCTTCTTGGCGAAATTGCCCTTGTCTTAAATGCTCTTTCAGCTTCAGATGCTATAGCGGGCCTTGGAGCTTTAGAAGTTGCAGAGGCTTTAGTGCTTGTTGCTGAATCATTAAAGAAGCTTGACGGCATGGATATGGAAGGTATATTAGTATCTGTTGTTGCTTTATCTGCAATTTTATGGGAGATAGCTGCTGCTCTTGCACTTGTTCCAGTTTGGGCACCAGTAACAGCTCTTGGGTTTATCGAAGTTGCTGCGTCTATGGTTATTGCTGCTGTTGCTTTAAAGAAAATGGCGGATATTCCTGCAGATAGAATCTTAGATGTATCAATTGCTATGGCTGCTATAATCACTGAAATGATTGCAGCTCTTGCACTAGTTCCTCCGTGGGCAGCTGCTACAGCTCTCGGATTTATCGGGGTCGCTGCAGCAATGGTTCTTGCAGCTCAAGCACTTGTTGCTATTAGTGCAATAGATACAGATAAAATGTACAATGCTGTTATTGGACTTGGACTGGTTCTTGCAGAAATGGCGATCGTTGTTACAGCAATGGGTATTGTTGCACCAGAAGCTTTAGCCGGAGCTGGAGTTATGTTTGTTGTTGCAGCGTCTCTTGCTGCATCAGCCGCAGTATTAACTCCAGCAATTATAGATTTTGCAGATGCTATTGAGAGGTATGCAGATATTGATTCTGAAAGATTTAAAGATGGTGTTATAAAGATTGGCGAAGTTATAGCTTTGCTTGGTTTATCTTTAAAGGCATTTAATCTTCTTGCATATCCTTCAGCAAAGGCATTACAAGTTGTAGCAGATGCTTTACTTACTCTTGCTCCTGCTATAATGATGTTTTCTATAATAAATGGTAAGAAATTAAAAGATACGTTTACTCAGGTTGCTTTTGGTATTGCTAAATTTGGTTTAGCACTTAAGACATATGGCATTTTAGATGCCGCAAAAGCCGCTGCATTTAAAGTTCTTGCAACTTCTATAAGTATATTTACTCCTGCTATTATTGCTCTAAGTATGGCAAATCTTGAAAGAGTTGGAGAAGCTTTAACTGTTTTAGGAAAAGGAATGGCTAATTTTGGTAAGTCTCTTGATCAGTATAAGCTTTTGGATGCATTAAGAGCTAAAGCGTTAGTTGTTCTTGCTGATGCAATTAATAAACTGGTTCCTTCTCTTTTAATGTTATCATACTTAGATGGTAATAAGATTTCGGATATTTTAATTCCAATTGGAATGGCATTCCAAAATTTTGGTGAAGCACTAGATGCTACTCCTTTCTGGGCTCCTAAGAATAGATCTGAAGCTATTTTAAATTTAACAGAAGGTGTTCAGATGCTTGCTGAAACGTTACCTTCTCTTGTTGATCTTGATCAGGAAAAAGTATCAAATGTGATGACTACTATTGGATATTCTTTCAAGGCATTCTCTGAAGCATTAACAGGAACTCCTTTCTGGGACCCTGAATCTAGATCAGATGCTATTGTAAATCTTACTGATGGTGTTAAGGCTCTTGGTGAAGCATTACCTGCTCTTACAGATCTTGATCAAGATAAAGTAGAAGCTGTAATGACAACTATTGGTACAGCATTTAAAGATTTCTCTGATGCTTTATCGAATACTCCTTTCTGGGCTCCTGAAAATAGATCAGATGCTATTAATAATCTTATAACAGGTGTTCAGATGCTTGCTGATACTTTGCCTGCTCTTACAGAACTTGACCAGGAGAAGATGGCAAGTGCATTATCATCTATTGGATCTGCATTTAAGGACTTCTCAGATGCACTTAATAACACTCCTTTCTGGGGTCCTGAAAACAGAGGAAATGCTATTAAGATTTTAGTTGGTTCAATTAAAGAGTTAGCCGATGGCCTTAAATACTTTATTGATGCTAAAATGGATCCGGATTCCCTTGCAACGAGTATAGTAACTATTTCTTCGGCATTTAAACAGTTTGGAGAATCCTTAAACTCTGCTCCTTTCTGGGGAGTTGAAGATAAGGGTAATGCAGTTGCTACATTATCTAAATCTGTTAAACAATTAGCAGAAGGACTTGAGTACTTCATTAATCATGTTGATGGAGAGAAAGTCGATGATGCTATTACAAAGGTAAAAGACTCATTTGTAGCTTTTTCGTCAGCTCTTAAAGGTACTCCTTGGTTTAATGTTGAAGGAAGAGCAGATAGTATTGTTACTCTAGTCAACTCGATTGAAACATTAGCTAATGGAATTTCAAAATTCGTGGAATTATCTGGGGAAAATGGTGCTCAATCAATGACTGATATTTTAAGTCAGGTGGGTACGAGTCTTAAAGATTTCGGAGAGGCTATTAAGAAAACTCCTTTCTGGGGAACTGGAAAGAGAACTGATGCATTAATTAATTTAATTGATAACCTTACTCTTATTGCAGATGTTTGCGCAGCGCTTAAAAATGTCGGATCAGCTCAGGAAGTTGAATCTTTGCTTTCAGCTTTAAGTACTGGCGTTACAAACATGGGCACGGCAATTAAAGAATTTAGGGGAGTTAAAGAATCGTATATTGAAAACCTTAAAACACTTTGCAGTGTTGCTAATGATTACATTGGAATTGATACAACTTCTTTCTCATCTTCAATTGACACATTTAAGAAGTTGTACGATGTTGTGAACCTTTTGCAAACTATAAATACTGCATCTCTTAATGCAGTGGTTTCAGCCTTATCATCATTTTCTTCAAATGTTACACAAACATCATCTGCCATATCTGTGTTTGTTAATACTATGGTGATAAATTTAGAGCAAGGAGTTGATAGAATTACATCTGCTGGATCAAATATGGCAAATGCTTTCTTCATTGGTTTCTCAACTCATAGTATATCTGCAGTTATTAGTGCAAGCATGGCACTATGTACGCTTTTGTATAATAATTTAAAGATTTATTCTTCATTATTAACAAATGCTGGGAATGAACATGGGCAAGCGTATATTTCAGGATTTATGAAGTCTACTATGGTTCAATCTTTAATGATTGCATCCACAATTGTTATGGGCATAGTTGCTCAGCTTAATATTCAGAGCATTCTACTTAGGAAAGCTGGAGAAGATAATGGCAATGAGTACACATTAGGATTTGCTCAAACAATGATAAAAGGATCGGCTCTTATTCAGTTGTCAGTATTGCAACTTATTTCTAGTCTTAGCTTACTTTATACTAACTTTAAACTTATAGGTACGAGTTACGCTACGAACATGACAAATGGATTTATAAGTGGGAATAATTCAACAGTTCCAAGAATTATAACGATGATTGAAGACATATTACATTATAAACTTGAAAATTTTTATGATAATTTTAACACTCTTGGTTATGGTTATGCTCTTGGCGTAATATATGGAGCAATAGATGGCACACAAAAAAATCTTTCAAGAATTGGAACTATGATCGAGCAGATACTTAGAGAACTTAATGACATGTCTTCTAAATTTAGAGCGATCGGTCAAAATTATGCGACATCTATAATTTCAGCATTTTCTGAAATGTCTGAAGGATTTAGAAGTGCTGGATCTAATGCTTCTGTTGGATTTGTAAATGGCATATATTCTAGAGTTAATGATGCTAGAAATGCTGGTTATGCTTTAGGACAAGCAGCTTATGAAGCCGCAAGACAAGCTCTCGATGAACATTCACCTTCAAGAAAGATGGGTGAAGTTGGTAAGTTTGCTGGCGTTGGTTTTATTAATGCGTTGTCTTCGTATATTTCGGATTCTTATAGTGTTGGCGAAGAGTTAGGAATAAATGTAACAGATGGTCTTACAGATTCTATTGCAGAGAACATCGATCTTGATATATTTAGTCCTACTGTTAAGCCTATTATGGACATGTCTGAAGTAAATGCCGGAGCAAACGAAATAGATGACATGTTTGGTACTTATAAAACAATGGGTCTTGTTTCGGATATTTCATTTGGCGACTTTAGTAAAGAGTCTATGACTGATCTTATGGGATCACTTATATCTAATTCTTCTAGTGAAAACACGCAGGTTGTTGAATCTATTGAGTCTCTTCGATCAGATTTAGCATCTTTATCTCGTGTTGTTTCTAATTTGCGTGTTGTTATGGATACAGGATCGCTTGTTGGTGCTATTGCTCCTTCGATGGACAACGCACTTGGACAGATGGCGGCTTATCACGAAAGGGGGATGTCGTAATGTATCATTCAATAACTTTTGGCGATAAGAATACCTGGGATGATTGGAAGATAGTCCCAAAGACTCGTCCGATTTTTAAACAGCCTCCTGTAAAAACAAACTATGTGGATATTCCTGGGGCTTCGTCAAAGCTTGACTTTAGCGAGGCCCTTACAGGGTATCCTTTGTACGAAAACAGAACGGGTACATTTGAATTTTATGTACTTAATTCTCTTGACGGGGATGAGTATAATAGAGATTTAGACGTTTTATATTCTCAAATCGCAAATTACATTCACGGAAAGAGGTTAAAGGCATATTTAGAAGATGCCCCAGAATGGTATTATGAAGGAAGGTTTTCTATTGAAGATTGGGCTCCTGGTGATTCAGCAACAAATCCTAGGAGCTCTTTAACTATAAATTATGACGTAGGACCTTACAAATGGTTTTATAGGGATTCAATTGATACTAGATGGGAGTGGAATTCATTTTCTTTTGTTGATGGTGTAATATCTTCTGGGCTATATGGTAGTTTACCTGTTTCAACTCAGGTTCAGTATGCAACATTTACTGATGAAACAGCAGGAAATGCTCCTTTTTCGCCTACATTTATAGTAACAACCACAAATAATGTCCCTGTTCATTTACAACTTATAAATCCAAATCTTGGTCTTAATATAGAAAAAGATGTTCTTCCCGGAACCACCTCAGTTTATGATTTTGTGATCTATGGTCCTAATTGTAAATTGTATTACTCAGTGCCTTCTGGGACGGGAACTCTTTCAATTAAATTTCAGAAGGGAGGGCTGTGATGTATTCGATCTTTTGCGATGGGGTCTGTATTCATCATGGCCCTTCTCCTGATGAAAATTTGAAAGTACTTGAACCGAAGCTTAAACTTAGCGATAATGCGGCTGGGACTTTAACATTTAAGATCCCTCCGAATAACGTTGGGTATCAAAACATACATAGACTTACAAGTGAAATAGTTGTAAAAAGAAAGAATTTTAATGATACTTATAACAAAGTTGTTTACGAAGAGATTTGGTCTGGAAGGGTTATAGAAGAAAAAGAAGACTTTTGGAAAAACAGAGAGATTACTTGCGAAGGAGAGCTTGGCTATTTAAATGACACGACTCAACCTCCTAATGAGTATCATGACATTACTCCTACTACATTTCTTACTAATTTAATAAGTATTCATAATTCTAAATGCGAGGAATCTAAAAGGTTTACAGTTGGTATTGTAACTGTTACAGATCCTAACGATAGCTTATATCGTTACACAAACTTTGAATCTACATACGAAGCAATAAAAGACAAACTTCTTGATAGACTTGGTGGTCATTTAAGAATTAGAAAGGAAAACGGTGTAAGATATTTAGATTATCTTCAAGATTATCCAAGCACTAATACTCAGACAATTGAGTTTGGTAAGAACTTAATTGAGTTTTCAAAAAACTTTGATGCTTCTGAACTCGTTACAGCCATAGTTCCTTTAGGATGTAATGTTACAGAACTTGATATGGAACCAACTTATGATGCACTTGAAGAGTATCTGACTGTTGAATCTGTAAATGGTGGAAGTATATATGTTTCGTCTCCTGAAGCCGTTGAAAATTATGGATGGATCGAAACAGTTGTGCATTGGAACGATGTTAAGACTCCAAGTATATTATTATCAAAAGCAAGAGATTATCTATCAGATGCTCAGTTTGAAGATATGTCTCTTGAATTATCAGCTGTAGATCTTCATAGTATGGATATTCATACAGAAGCTATTTGGTTACTTGATAGAATTAGATGTATCTCAAAACCTCATGGAATGGATCGTATATTTCCAATACTTAAAATTGACATTCCACTTGATAAGCCAGAAGATACTAAGTATACACTTGGAGAAAAAGTTAAATCAACTGGGATTTCTGCTTCTGTAAGAGATACAAATGCTCAGATCATTAAGAAAATTGATGAACTTCCTACAACGTCTTCTGTTTTAAGACAGGCAAAAGAAGAATCTATGGATCTTTTAAACATGAAGACTAATGGATTTATTACAATCACAACAGAAGAAGATCTAGATGGCAAATACCATTCAGATGCTTTGTATATTTCTGATATAAAAGATGTTACAGCATCAAATAGATATTGGAAATGGAATATGAATGGGCTTGCATATTATAAGAATAAATCTGAGCTTGGTCTTGCCCTTACAATGGATGGTTCAATAGTTGCTGATAGAATTTTAGCTGGCACTTTAGGAAAACCTGAATGGGGCAACTATTGGAATATGGAGACAGGGGAATTTATATTATCTCCTACAGGTACTAAAGTTAATCAAAATACTACTCTTAGTTCATATTTTGATGAAAAAATCACAACTTATGATAGTTCTTTAAACCAGCAAGCAGTATTTAATAAACTTACAAATAATGGCCAGACACAGGGTATATATTTATCTAACGGATATCTTTACATAAATGCTTCTTATATTGGAACTGGAAAAATATCATCATCAAATGGAACTGTGGAAATTGACTTAACAAATAATGCATTTAATTTATCAGCTCCAAATATTGAAATTAAAAACGATGGCACTTTATCTTTATTTGGTAGTTATTATAATACCAAAAGAAGTCGTTATGTAGATAGAAAAATGGATTTATCTAGTGGAAATTTAAAATTTTATTACAAATTTCAGGGTTCATCAGATTGGAGGCTTATAGGCAATATGTCTGCAGGAATCGATGACGATAAACCGAGCGATATAGTTATAAGTACACTAAGTGGCGATTCTTCTGAACAATATTATGATATTGTATTACGTTCTGGAAATGCTATAGAATTAAGAGCAACATGTGACAATGATCATTTAGGACAAATAGTACTTAGAGATAGTAAAGGAAATAATGAAATATGGATGCAAGGTAATACAAAAACAATAACAGTTAATACCTCAAATTTAGAGTTAGTTGGGAATGATTATTTACTTATTAAATCCGGAGATGGTTTTTTTGATAATGGTAGAATAGACATAGAAACCGATACATTACAAATAAATAGTCATGTTGCCAAAACAACAGGAACTTTATGGATGCAAAACTCAGACGGAAATTCTAGATATTTGGAATTTGTAAATGGAATTCTTGTAGATTATTCTGATCCATGGTAAAGGAGGTATAAATAAAATGAACGAAAATAAATACCCTACTTTTGTTATATACAACAAAACAGTAAGTGATATTGAAAATTACATAATGCAAGTTGCTGGGGAGAGACAAATACCAATTGATGTGCTGCTTTTTATTATTTCAAAAGTAACTTCAAATATTCAGAATGCTGAAATTGATATTTTAAATAATAGGGTAATTGATCTAATAAATGAATCGACGCCTCCTAAAGATAAAACGGAGGATAAAACGGAGGGTAAATAAATGGCAGCAATAGATGATTATATTGCACAAATTCAGGCTGCTGTCTACGGAGAAGAGGTTAGAGGATCCATTGTTAATGCTTTAAATGCTATGAATACTGAATCCTCTACCGCTAAATCCGCAGCACAAACAGCACAGGATTCAGCAACAGCTAAGGCACAAGAAGCAGCAACATCTGCCACTACTGCTAGTCAGGCAGCAACTACAGCCACAACAAAAGCAGCCGAAGCAAATACTGCAGCAACAAACGCAAGCACAAGTGAATTAAATGCTGCTAGTTCTGCATCTTCTGCTTCTTCAGCCGCAACATTAGCAGAATCTTCAAAAACAGATGCTCAAAGTTATATGAATAGTGCTTTAAATGCTGCTGCTTCAGCTGAAACAAATGCAACCTCAGCTTCGACTGATGCTGCATATATTAGAGAACATTTACATGATGCTGATACGGCAGCAACAAATGCCGCTGATTCTGCTGCTTCTGCACATACTAGTGCAACAAATGCGGCAAGTTCTGAATCTATAGCATCAAACGCGGCAACTAGTGCATCTAATTATGCAAGTACCGCTAGCTCGGCAAGTAGTGACGCTTTAAATTATAAAAATATTGCTGAGACACAAGCTACAAATGCGGCAAGTTCTGCAACGACTGCATCTACTGCAGCTACAAATGCAGCAAGTTCTGCAACGACTGCATCTGAAAAAGCAAATGAAGCAAAAGGATATTATCAGTCTATCGGTAGCGGGATTTCTTATATTTGTTCACTTGTGTTTTCAGAGCTTCCTTCAATTGCAGATGTTCAAACTGGTTGGATGTATACTATAACAGATGCTTATACAACAACTAGTGATTTTGCTATTGGATCGGGAACGCCAGTTAGTGGTGGAAACTCTGTAATAAAAAATTCAAACGGAAAATGGGATATTAAGTACAATCCAGAAACGTCTATTGATGATGTAGTAACTAGAACGTCTTCAAATCCTGTTAAATCAAGTGGCATTTATAATGTGATTCAAAATAAACAGGATGTATTAACTTTTGATAATATTCCTATAGCAAATAGTGATAATCCTGTTAAATCAAGTGGTATTTATAGTGCTCTTCAGAATAAACAAAATACTTTAACTATTGATTCTAATCCTTCTTCTGGATCAACAAACCCGGTTGAATCTGGTGGAGTATATAATGCTCTTCAAAATAAGCAGAATACTTTGACTTTTGATAATATTCCTATAGCAAACAGTGATAATCCTGTTAAATCAGGTGGTATTTATAGTGCTCTTCAAAATAAGCAGAATACTTTGACTTTTGATTCTGCACCTACTGCAAATAGCACGAATCCTGTTACAAGTGGTGGAATTAAAACTTATGCACCGTTTAGATTTGGTGTTGATAGTAACGGAAAATATGGTTACATAAAGGATGGTGCAGATACAGTTACCCCTTTTAAAGGAGATCCTAATCTTCAGTCTAAGTCTGTATCGCCTTCGACAAGTGCTCAGACAGTTGCACCAGATTCCGGGTATGATGGATTATCAAGTGTTTCTGTTGGGGCTATTCAGACACAGACAAAGAGCGTAACACCTAGTTCATCAAGTCAAACCATTACACCAGATAGTGGAAAATATTTATCAAGTGTTTCTGTTGGGGCAGTATCGTTAACGTCGCTTGATTGTCGTGGTATAAGAGTAATTTTTGAACCATATTCAAAATCCGAATCTATTTCGTATGATTATGTTGATGTTATAGGTCATAATGGATCGAGCTATGTATATGCAAGAGTTGGTGGTAATTCTACTTGGGTTGATTGTGTAGTACCTACGCATGGGCAGCAATATATTTATATTTATTGGCATACTGATAGTTCATCTCATGCATTCTTTGGCTTTAAAATTGCAGCTATAGTTCCAGCGTATTGTACATCACCACAAGGAGGATCAACTGGAACTTATACTAGTTTACCTAAAAGTTATGACGCTACTGTAACTCTTGCAAATTCTAGAACCATACAAAGCGCTCATCAATACTTAGATAATACTGCTTATTGCTGGCGAGTTGATATTTCATCTTTACAAATGTCAACCACAGCAAGTGAAACAGGATACGCTAAAACCATTTATATTCCAACACAAAATACAACGAGCAGGACCGAAGAAACTGCTGTTATTCCTTCAAGTGAAACCATAACTTCAGCAAAGACATACTCCGCTGGATACTATGCAAATGATTGGACTGTTACTCCACAAGGTTCATCAGCAACTGGGAATGCAACACCTTCTCAGGTATTAAGTGGATATACATTCTCAAGTGCATCTTATCCAAATGGTGCTAGTGGAAGTATTACTACAAAAGCTCAAAGTTCATTTGATATGCCATTAAATAAAAGCAATAATTATTATTATAGTGTAACTTTTCCGTCGGCATATTATTCAAATAGCTGGACAGTTAATGCGGCTTTAGATATTTCTGGTGCTCCTGCTATAGGTTATTATTCTATAACATTATCATCATCTAATACTTATACTTGTTATACTAATTGTTATTATATTATCGCTATTGCAGCTTCTTTAACCAATGCACGAAAATTAACTTATTCTTCTGGTGCCCCTTTTAATGATTTTTATTCTGGTCCCACTGGTTTGGTATTAGCACATTTCTATAAGTCTTCTACTGGTACAGGAGAATCATATGAAATTGGGGTAAGTGGTTCTACAACATTAAAATGTATGATTTTAATAATACATGATGAAGTTATATCTCCTATGCTTGTTAGTGAGACACCATAAACACCGGTATCTAAATATAGAGATAGGACATTAATGACACTATAAAAGATATTACAAAAATACGGGAGGTACAGTATAAATGAGTAAGATCATTGATTATCCGGAAGTAACAAATCCTTCCGACGATGACTATCTTATCATAGAGACGTCAAACGGCACTAAGAAGGTTAAGAAGAAAAATGTCGGAGGTGGGAACATTTCTGATATTTCTATTATTGATGGACACTTAATTGTGACATTTTCTGATGGAACTACAATCGATAAGGGTGCTTGTGGTGATATGACTAAGAACACATACGATAAAGATGGTCTTGGTGTTGTTGATAATTCTGAAAAAGTTAATGGATTTTCTGTTAATGCAGATGTTCCGTCTGATGTTAACGATAGAGTTAAAGCATCAGTTAACGATGAAATATTATCTCTTATTAAGTAAACTAACAAGCCGGCGTTAGTTTATTTATAGTAACTGTAAACCAATCAAACCAACCATAGGAGGAATTAAAAATGGCTGACATCAAACAAATTACCGTTGGTGATCAGGTTTATGACATCAAGGATGCTGCGGCGCGTGCTGCTATTGCTGAACTTGAGTCGTATACCGATTACCTTGGTGTAACCACGACCGAGCTTACTGACGGCGCAACCACAAACCCGATTACGATTAACGGTGAGTCTGTTACTGCTGAGACCGGAAACATCGCTAACTACGGTTCCAAGGAATTTATCTGGAACGGCTCTGCTTGGCAGGAGTTTGGCGATCTCTCCGCTATCGGTGCGATGGGCTTTGCTGACGAGGGTGAGGCTTCTTACACGCCTGCTGGTAGTGTTTCCGGTACTGTTGTTGAAGCGACGAACGCTCAGACGGCTACCGTTAACTCTATCACCGCTGTTGGCACACTTCCTAGCATGTCTGTTACTAACGAGGTGCTCTCGTTCGATCCCGGTACGCTTCCCACCAAGGGTGATAACACGACTGTTGTTTCGTCCATTGGGTCTTTAGTTGTTACCGATCCTACGTTTAGTGGTACTGCGGCTACGATCACGGTTACACCTGCTACTACGTGATCAAATTCTAACTACTTTTGGGGAGGGGATGTTATATTCTCCTCCCCAAGTAATTTCGGAGGTGAACTATGGCTGATGTTTCACAAATTAGATTATCACCAAATGACGTGTACGATGTAAAAGACACAGTTGCAAGAAGAGTCGCCACAACTTCTGAACTAGGCCGAGTGAAGCCTGACGGAACAACTATTACCATCGATCAGGATGGAACGATTCATTCAGCTGGCGGCTCTGGAACTGGCGATATGTTAAAATCGGTATATGATACTGATGACGATGGAAAAGTTGATGCTGCTGAAAATGCAGATACTGTCTCAGGTCACACCGTTTTAACAGATGTTCCGCAAAATGCTCTTTTTACTGATACAGTTTACGACGATACTGAGGTAAGGTCACTTATTAACGGGAAGATATCAAGTAGCGAAAAAGGCGCAAATTCTGGTGTTGCAACTCTTGATTCTTTAGGACGTGTTCCTGCAAGTCAGTTACCATCTTATGTTGATGATGTCGTTGAAGGGTATTACAATAACTTAAACGACACGTTTTATGAAGATGAACTATACACCAAACCCATCACTCCTGAAGAGTCAAAGATTTATATTTCTGTTGATACCAATAAAGAGTATCGCTGGGGTGGAACAACATACGTATCTGTTAATCCCTCTCTTGCTCTTGGTGAAACTGCTGGTACGGCTTATGAAGGGAGTAAAGGAAAAGCCTTAGCAGATGCGATGGAAAATAAAGTTGACAAAGTTACAGGTAAAGGATTATCAACAAACGACTTTACTGATTCTTATAAGAATAAGATAGATAACATGGTGGGCCTTTCTGTAGATGCAAATGGCCAGGTTGTTTTAACATATGAGGAGGTATAAAATGGCTAATGTTGTAACAAAACCAATACTTCTTGATGAAACTGGGCAGGCGATTGTAACACAATTACAAAGAATTGCACAAAGTGGAGGCGGTGGTGGTCACACGATCGTTGATAACTCCGGCAACGAAATGACGCAGAGATCAAAACTGCAATTTCAAAACTCAACTGTCACAGATGATTCGACGAATGGAAAGACGGTTGTAAAGCCGAACAACATTCAGACCACAACGACCGATCCCGGAGAAGGTAGCACTCTTGCAACCAACTGTCTGTTGTTCGTAATCGAAGAATAAGGAGGGGATTTTATGAAACTCTCACAGTTACCAGTTGGAGCACTTGTAAAAGACCCTAACACAAAATACAATAATGATGTGATTATTTGGCAAGTATTAGAGCATGGGCATACTGGCGATCCTAGTGGTTCTACTACTTTGCAGAGTAGGGATATTTTGACGCTTAAATGCTTTGATGCGAAAGAGCCAAGTAATTCTGATAATAGCAGAAAGCAATATGGGAATAACAGATACAAATATTCCAACATTCTTCAATGGTTGAATAGCGATAAGAATAGTTGGTATGAAGCACAACATTCAGCAGACCAAGAACCTAGTGAAAGTTATGTATGGGCGAGCAGTGGAACTGCTATAAATCCTTATTCTTCGGAAGCTGGATTTCTTACCAATTTTTCGGATAAGCTAAAAAAAGAACTTTTAACCGTATCAAAGACTACCGTTTTATCCACAATAGATGGTGGTGGAAGTGAAACAGTTGAAAGCAAAGTGTTTTTGACTTCAACGACAGAGGTCGGCCTTGCCAACGAAAGCTCGATCGCCGAGGGATCTGTATATTCCTACTATTCATCCGGAGGGAATAACGGCCGGAAGAAGAACCTCATGAATGATGCGGCAAAAGGAGACTACACTTCCGCGACCTCGCCGTGGGACTGGTGGCTGCGCACGCCGCACGCTTCCTACTCGCACTACGTGCGGCTTGTCGACACGGGCGGCACGCTCGACAGCCACTACGCGTACTTCGGTAACTATGGCGTCGCCCCGGCTTTCTGCATCTCATCCGATACCGAAGTATCAGACACACCCGATGCAAGCAATATATACACACTTCAATTTGCCCCCTCTTGTGTAAAAGTATACATAGGGGATGAGAATGGGGAAGCGAAGTTGATTTGGGAACAGGAACATGAGATTGAAGCACTTGTGCCGACAATGACTAGCGATACTACTCCGAGTGGTGTGGCTAGCGCATCAAGCGTATACAACAATCAAGAAGCATCAAAGGCGTTTAATGCATTCAAAGATGGCGACCAATGGAGAGCATCTACCAATGTTGCTGTTGGGGCTGTGAGTTCAAGCGGGTGGATTCAGTATGAATTTGAACACCTGGTTGTTATAAAGGGGATGTATTTCCAGTTACTTTCAACAATGGCTGTTACAGAGTATGACTTATCTATTTCGACTGACGGTGTGCAGTTTGAAAGCATAGAAAGTGGAACAAGCCTTGATAATGACAATTACCATAATATCAGCAATTCTAAATCTTGCAAGTTTGTTAGACTGACAATGAAACAGAGAAATAATAGTGATGCGTCACGACCGTTACCGCGAGTTGATAGATTACAGTTCTACGGCTACAAGGCATAAAGGAGGTATGAAATGAGCAAATTATATGTAGGAGATTCAAATAGTACCTCCAAGAAACCAAAGAAGTCCTATGTTGGATATAACGGTAAAGCCGTACAGATTATGTATTCAGAGCCTAAAGTCTATGGCGTAGCATGGGATGGTTCTGCGGCTACATCATTTGCAAGACTTGAAGATGCAAAGAACTTTTCTGCACCGAATCCGTATTATGCAGGAATGAGCGGTACACCGAGTTCGCCGTTCGACGATTTATATCCGTGGTGTGAAATGAAGAAGTCGGAGAATGCAGATGCAGGGACGGTTGTTGCTATTCCGAAGTTTTGGTACAAACTGGAATACGCAAGCGGGACTACTGGTCTTAAAGTCTTTATTGCAGATAAGCCTGTTACTGGATTTAAGGTATCTCCCGCGCATATGGATAGAGGTGATGGTGCGGGGGAACGTGATGTGGTGTATGTTGGTAGATATCATTGTGCGAGTGATTATAAGAGTAAGACTGGGGTTGCGCCTACAAAAACAAATATATCAACATCAAGAGCAGGAATACATAATTTAGGAAGTAAGATATGGCAGTATGATTATCCTACACATATCACAATTCAGATGTTATATCTTGTAGAATTTGCTAATTGGGATAGCCAAACAATGATTGGATATGGAGGAGATGAGAATAAAAATAATGGACTATCTGATTCCATGCCATATCATACTGGTACTATGCAATCAGCAAGAACTACATATGGAGCAGGAGTACAGTATAGAAATATTGAGAATTTATGGGCAAATGAATTTTATTGGATTGATGGTATTCGCTATAATTATACGTCTGTATACTCAATTATAAACCCTGCCGAATTTTCAGATTCTACTGGTGGTGTACTTGTTACAACAAGACCAACATCAAGTGGTTATATATCTGGATATAGCATTCCTTCCGTAAACGGATATGACTGGTTTATGTATCCGTCGGCACTGAATGGAAGTGATAGCACATATGTATGTGATTATGAGTGGTCTACTAGTAATTCTAATAATCCACTTCACGGCGGCGGGAGCTGTAATAATGTAACATATGGTTTATTTTTCACTAATAGTGGATGGTCGTTTAATAATAACGCACATATAACTGGTTCCCGCCTAATGGTCTTACCGTAAACAAATATCTGTTGTGGTGGAATAGGTAGACACAGACGTTCCCCCAAATAAATGGATGGAGAAGACACAAGAGCGCGGTGCAAGTCGATAGGAAGTGAAGTACACCTATCATGTAAGGTGCAAATCCTTACCAACAGGTATTTTGTATAAAAGGAGAATACATGAAAGCCAAACTATATAGACAAAACGCAAATGGTGAAATGGTACGGGTACATCTTAAAGAACCAATAATTGTACCAAGAGAATTTCTTGAATCCTATGTAGGAGAAGATGGCAGAACACATTATGACTACGGTGAAAGAATACTGATAAAGATAGATACAGATGGTGAAATAACAAAGATAAAATGAAAGGAGTGAAAAAATGATTACACTTGAATGGTATCACAGTGAAGGAAGTAGAGAACCACATGAGGTAGACCTTGATTGGGCACCGCCGAGTGCATATTCACCTGGATATGTTTATTTACACAAGAACATCCAGTATATCGAAAAAGAGGACGAAGTAACAGGCGAAAAGCGCATGGTATGGGATTATGATGAAGCAGCTCTTCCCCGTACCGATTATGCAATCTATGCTTCAGAACAGGCAGATGCAAAAGCAGAGTACATCGCCATGATGACTGACATCGACTTGGAGGAGGAATAAACCATGCACAGCAAGAAATTTCAGAAAGTAAAAGACTGGTATGATAGCGATATGTGGACAAAGAAAATGGTGCATGATGCGGTTGTCAAGGGATGGATCACAGCAGAAGAGTTTGAGGAGATCACTGGAGAGCCGTATGAGGCTTAAAGGAGGTCATTATGACAAATCCTATACTAAGTCGGATCGAAGAAATTTTAGAGACTTACGAGAATGGCAGAGTATATTCTGGTCCTGTTGTAAGCCGTGTCGAACAAATCTTAATGCATGTCTTTTACGGGCACTCATATACAGGTCCAGTCATATCTCGTGTCGAACATGAACTTATGGAACTAACATCTTACACTGGAGATTATAGATCTAGAATTGAAGAAATTATTAAATCTAAAACATATGGTACGCTTTATACTGGTCCTAGATTATCTAGAATTGAGGAACTTGCATATAAAGTTAATGTCGGTGAATGGACGTATGATGACATCGAGGATTCATATGGCGGTTATATTTTAGATAACTTAGGTAACAGAATTCAGGGAAGGATTCGTGTTTAATTAGCCATTTCCTTTCTCCTTTCTTTGCATAGAGGGCTTGTGTGTTTGCTTGCATTCATGCAGGCCCTCACTTTTAAATTCGCAAGAAAAATTACTTGTATAGTAGAGAGAATAGTAGTTTAATTGGTAAAACAGTTGAAAGACAGAGTGCAGGTTCGATCCCTGTCTATTCTCTTTTTATTAAACGGAGGTTGGGTAGGGTCGCAAGGAAAAACAGTAGTAAAAATTTTTTCCAATTTTTAATTCGCAGAAAAAATTGCTACTATATAGAATGAAGTTTAATTTGTAGTATATTTTAAAAATGAAAGGAGATAAGAAAATGAATAAGTATTTGTTAGTTATTGAGAATAAGAAAGATAGTGACAGAGCAGAAGTAGTAATGAAATTCAGTAATGTTAGATTTGAAAAGACAGGTATTACAACATATGATATTTGGACAGACGAGGAAACGGCAAAGAGGTTACAGAGTTTTAGTTATATGGCAGTCATTAAAACAGGAGAATAAAGAAAGGAGAAAAGTTATGGAAAAGATGGTATTTGTAGTTGATTTATTGTTTTTTGTATTTGTTTTAGGAGCAGTTACAAGAGTAGTAAAGTGTTTTAGTTTGGTTAAGAAGCACGGAGTAAAGAACGTACACGTGAGTTTATCGACAAACGAGTCTAAGAAAGATGGAACGGATATTTACGAAAGCGCGGAGACAATTATGACAATGATTCAATCAGTAATTACGATATTTTTGTGGTTATATGTAAACTATTGGATGTAGTATAAAAACAAATTTAAGAGGCTAACACAGCTCTTAAATTTTTTGTTCGCATAAAAAATCGATACTATAATAGAGAGGTTTATTAATTTGTAGTATATTTGTTTAAAGAAAGGAGAAAAGTTATGGAAAAGGAAAAAATCGTTATGGCAGTAGTAGCAACAGAAATGGTTTTATGTTTCGTGGCAGCAGGATATTGTTTTAAGGAGTATTTTAAAGGTAAGAAGAAACTTGACGAGATTAATGAAAGTGTTGAGGATTTTAAGGAAAAGAGACACAAGGATTTAGAAGCTTTTAAGGAAGCGAGAAAAAGAGGACTTATCAGATGTGAGAAGATCGAAGAGTTTATGAAAGAGACAGATGAAGATAAGGCAAAAGAGATACTTAAAGATATTGAAGAATCGGCAAAAGAAGATGCAAAGACGAAGGAAGATCTTGAGGAGCACAAAAGAAAGGCAAAAGAAAACATAGAGTTTTTAAAAAGTTTAAGAAAGGAGAAAAAGGAAATGAACAAAGAAGAAATGGAAAAATGGTCAGATGATTTAGAAGACAAATGGAGTGAATTGGAATCAATGAAAGTTTGGTTTGCAGAAAGAGACATGAACGAGGAATCTACAAGATTATTTGAGATTCAGGAAAAAATTGTTGAATTGAGATCAGTGATTGCAGAAAAAATCTATTAAGAAAGGAGAACTAACATGAAAGAAAGAAATGAAGTAGCGGATATTTTGGAACTTGTTGGAATTATAGCTGTGGCTTTATGGGCAGCAAAGATTGGATACAAGAAAGGAGTTGAAGATGAAAGGCTACGTAACAAGTAGTGGATACATGGGTTATGTTGATGGACAGTACATGTTATTTAGTACTGAAGATGAGTATTATGAGTATATTAAGGAGAGAGAAATGGAAGAATTAATTGAAAAGATGGACAAGTATTGGGAAACACATGAAGCAACAATAGATGACGGAGGACTTATGTTCTTTGATGATACGGTTGACGATGAGACAGGAGAAATTGTTAGACTTTTATGGGACAATTTGTTTGTTGGCTCACATTGGAATCCTGAGACAAGAGACTTTGTAAGAGAACACGGATATTCTACGAGAGTGTTCGAAAGAGACAGCTTTGGCATACTTATAGCTGGAGTTGGGAAAGATGGTAAATGGTTTTCAATTGGTTGAACACACAAAAAGGGCGCTAACACAGGCTCTTTTTTTTTCTTGAGAGGAGATAAAAATGTTTGAGTCACTTAAAAACAACAAAAAGAAAATAGTAGTTGGTTCGTTAATTATTGCAGGTTTTACTATTGGTTTATATTTAGGAAAAAGAAAAGGAGAAAGAGATTTTATAGAGTTTCTAATTCATAAATATGAATCTAATGAAAGAGAATGGCCAGTGTATACTTCTAATGATAAAAGTTTGGGAGATCTTATGTACGAAATAAAAGCAGAATGTATTGGTGATTAGTATATTCTTGAGAGGAGATAAAAATGTTTGAAAGTTTAAAGAAATCTAAAGAAGATTTAAGTAATACTTATGAAGGAGTTAAGGCAGCAGGAAAGACAGTTGAGAAGTTTAAGGAAGTTAAGGACAAAGTATTTACATGGATGGGAGATAATCCTGAAAAAGTGGTACTTATCGGACTTGGAGCAATACTTACAGCAGTCGTTACAGGAGAAGTAAGAAGGTCTAAGACAGAAGTTAACGTACACGTTAATATTACACCGGAATTATATTCGCATAAAAAAGTGTGACTAATATAGAGAGGTTTATTAATTTTTAGTTTAAGAAAGGAGAAAGAAATGGAAAATGAGTATTTAGAAGCAATTAGTGATGCAATAACAGAGCTTAACAATCAGGTTACAGGGTCTAAGGAGAGACAGACAGAGGCACAGATTATTAAGGATTTGACACACGCTTACACGGAGTTACAAGCACAGAGAGCAGACGAAGAGGACAAGAAAGAGAGAAGACGAATTGAAGAAGAGAAGAATGAGAAGAATGCGGTTATCGAGAAGTTAAAAGCAGAGAAAACATGGACAGACAGATTTTGGGATTTAGGTACAAAAATTGGATGTGGAGTATTATCTATTATGGGTTCAGTTTATATGTTATCACTTATCTTAGAATTTGAAGAGAAGGGATCACTTAGATCAAAACCCGGACGAGAGTTTAGGATATTTAATCCGACACAGTGGTTTAAGTAGAAAGGAGAAAAGCTATGAAAGATAAATTATATATTGTAGCTGGAGTAGCAGCAGGAATTGCAGTATTTGTAGTGAATGTATTGATAGGAAAAAAGGTAAAAGGAGGTGTTCCAGTAATTTTGGACACTGATTGGGATAAGTAAAATAAAACAGGGTGCTAACACAGGCCCTTTTTATTTTTTTTAAGGAGGTTATTATGGATTATAGTATTGTAAAACATATCTTAGAGATGGATGAATTATTCCATAATCATATTAATTATTCATCTGATAACATTAATTTTTATGATGAAAGACTTTTTAAAATCGATACGAGATTTTGTCATAATGATCATAAGCCTAATGTATGTGTTAAGGACTATACAACAACAGAGGCTATTATTAAATGCAGATTAATTGCTGATACAGTTAAGATCTGTGCTTTAAATTTTGCTAACTTCTTAACTCCTGGAGGTGGATATTTGACAGGATGCCATGCACAAGAAGAAACCATTTGCGGTGATTCTACTCTTTATAATATTTTAAATAGAAATAGTGACTGGTATGATGTTAATGCAAATAGAGTAAACGGTGGATTGTTTGTAAATAGGGCAATGTACATCCCAAAAGTTATGTTTACAAACCCGATGCTCGCAGAATGTGATATTTTAACAGTAGCTGCCCCTGACGTTAATATGTGTAAGACAAATCATAGAGGAGAAGCACAAGTTCACGACGCACTTGTTGAAAGGATTAAGTTTATCAAAGATATTCTTGAAATGGAAGGTGTTTCAATTGCCATCCTTGGAGCATTTGGTTGCGGTGCTTTTAAAAATGATCCATATGATGTAGCATTTATATTTAAAGATGTGTTTTCAAATACTTCTATTTCAAACATACTTTATGCCATTCCTACATTTGGTAATAAAGATAAAACTAACCATTACATATTTAAAGAGGTAATGGAGAAGGAGTAATAATGAACTGTCCATGTACAAAAGACTGCGCTAGGAGAAATGGGTATATTTGTAGAAAGACTTGCGCAGAGTTTATAAAATACGAGAAGAACTACGAGAAAGATTTGGCGGAGAAGAGGAGACTTAAAAAGTTAAGAACCGAGATTGACGATTTTAATATAGAAAATGTAAAAAGAGCAAAACAGAAAAAATGGAGGAAAAATAAGAGATGATAGAAGATAGATTGTCATTCTTAAAAAGAAAGGTTGAAACGTATTCTAATTTAAGGAAGAAAGCTTTTGATTGTACAGAAAACTATAGAAAGTTGTACTATGAATCAAAGAAGGAACTTATATCTATTGAAGCAGATCTTGATAGCGCAATAGCAGAACTTCAAAATTTTCAAACGGGGGAGATGGTTAATAAATGCTTAGATTAATTTTAACTATCCTTTCTTGTATTGCAATTTTGTTTGTACTAATTCTTATAGGTTTTGTAGTATATTTATTCTGGAGGTAAATTATGGATGAAAATAAAAAGCAAACAATGATTAAAATGTTTCCAAAAATAGTACCTGGATCTGTTATTAATGTTCCTTGCAAAGTTTCTTCTTTTACTATAGTTGATGGGGATAATGGAGAAAGTGTAAGATTAAGGCTTCATCCTATTGGTTTTAGAACAATAGATATTGAATGCAATTCGATAGAAAGGATTTTTGAATTATTTGATGACCTTAATAATGAAAGCACCTCTACTGAGTCTTGTGAATCAAATGAGTATATTTTGGACATGAGAGTTCATGACATGCTTTTTAAAGCCAAACAAGAAACTGGAGATACTATATTTAGACATTTAACAATGACAAAACTTTCTCACATTCTTACAAGAGAAAAAGAGATAGTCTATGTTAAAGATTTAATTAATTTTTCTCTACATGATATTTCAACTATAAAAGGTTTCGGTGATGTTTGTTATGCATGTTTAACAACAGCTTTAGATCATTTCAATATTAAATTAAAGGAGAAATAAATGGCTAATAGTAAATTTTATGGCAAAATGTATTCATGCCAAGAAGCTGCTAGTTTTTTAAAAGTAACGCATCAAACCGTTTTAAAATACATAAGAAACGGATATTTATCAGCTACCGATTTATCGTGTGGGACAAAAAGACCAATTTACGGTATACAAGAAGAGGATCTTGTTGACTTTGATTTAAGAAAAAGTAAGTCAATAAAAAGGGGACGAAAGCTTGGGAGTAAGAACAAAAGTAAAGAAATTGATATTTTAAAGAAACAGGTTAAAGAGCTTAGCGATGAGCTTTTTAATATATGTGTTAGGTTAGAAGAGTTGTCAAAGTAAGAAAGGAGAAGAAATGGCTAAGAAGGGAAGAAACAATAAGACGAACCACACAAAGGAAACCGGCTTTAATTACTTTAAGGATATTTCCTTAAGAAACGCAAAGGTTAAGAGATATCTTAAGGAGAAAGAGAAGGATAAGACATGAAAGATGTTGTAAGGAAAGGGGTGATGCTTTTAGTTATATTATTCTTTATTCTCTTTACTATTATTTTGCCAATAGTATCTTATGCAAATGGAATTGTAAACTTTTAAGAAGGAGATAACTATGATTTTAAATGAATTTTTAAAAGAATATGAAGGAAAAGTATGTAAAATTGGTTCTGGAACTGGATTTATATTTTGTGATACATTGGATGAGAAGACAGTCGATATTTTAAATGATTACGCTTATCACGACAAGGTCTACAGGGAGAATAGACTCGATGAGATGTGTAATAAATACGAAACATGGGATAAATGGTATCCAGCTTACGTAGAGAAAAAGTTAAAGGAGTTTAAGGAGGCCAAGAAAGAAAACAAGAAATGGTGTCTTAAGTACAACCAGACGCCCTGGACCAAGACTGTTAAGGAGAGAGAAAAAGAGCTTGTTCATGAGGGGATTGTAAGAAAGACAAATCTTAAAAAAGCGATTGATTATGAAACAAATTACCTTAAAAACTGGAACAAGTACTCCGATAGAAACATAAAGGAGATTTACGATTCCATAGACGAAGAAGGAACAAAAATTTGTATATTTGAAGGTGATGAAGCTGGTAAATGGTGGACCACCGAAGAATATAGAACTGGAGTCATCAAATAATTTAAATAAGAAAGGAGAAACAAAAAATGAACACAATGGAGATCTTTAAGAAGAATCAGCTTATCAACGAGGAACTCATGAATATGGTTTCCCACGCGCAGCCGTCTGAAAAAGAGAAGGTATCTCAACATGCAACAAAGGTCCTTGACATGGTTACCGAGCTTTGTGCTGAGCTTATCGATGGGAATAAAAAGGAGGCGTAATATGGAAAAGCTTTTCTTTTATATTTACAAGAACAAGTGTGATGAGCATTTTACACAGGTTTTAAACGAAGTTATTGAAAATGGATTTAGTATTGACACTTTACGTAACTACATTCTTGATACTATTAAACGGTCTAGTAGCAAATATGATGAGCCCAAAGAAGATGAGATCTGTTTAAAGATTGACTACATTGGGGATTATGAAGACGATGGAGATACAACTGTTAAGGGGTATTCCATTGGGTACAAACCTCCGGTACCTGTAGAAGAGAAGAAAGAAGAAAAGGATGACACGTTTTCAAGTATCCTTATCTTATCCGGTGTCTTTCTTCTTGGCATGATCTTTGGCAGAAAGTCTGCTCCTTTTAGACCCTTTAATCCTAAGAAGGATACGTTTGTAATGCCCAGGATGGATAAAATCAATATGGATGAAGTAGGCAGCGTATCAAGAGAGGACTTCTATAAGGTTACCGATTACTACAATGATGTTTTTGCCGAGGCAATGAAGGAAAATAACTTGTACATCTGCAAGGGGAAGAAAAGGAGGAAATGATGGATAAAGTATGGGTATTATATTCTGTGCTCATCTTCCTCATTCTCTTAAATCTAATACTTTTTGTCTTTTTGATTGTGTGTTTCATAATCAAAAACAAAGTAAGTAATAGATGTGTTGGAACAATTAGAGTGGAAAGGCTTGAGTCTGGTGCACGGACTTGGGCCTTTTCATTTAACGAGGGAGTTGACTACGACATGATAGAAAATATGGATACTGTTAGATTTAAAGTGGATTTAAAAAAGGAGGAAAATAATGATCACACCTAAATATGCAATAAAGATTGAAAACGATAAGAAGCAGCCTACAGCAACGGCATATACTGATGACCCGTGGTTTGCATCAGTCCTTGTAACTGGCATTATGTCATCTCCAATATTTAAAGATATTTTAAATTCTGGTGGGAGAGTGGTTGCTGAGGCGACAAGTGGAAAAGCTGAGTACGGTGATAGGATTCCTGATGCGGATGCTTATACAAATGGGGATTTGGAGGATTACGATTATGGTGATGGCAAATATTGAATATCCAGAAAAAGGTTGCTCTACACCTTGTCCTGCTATGAGATGCCAGAAGTGCGTGCTTCATAACTCGGAGAGTGTGTTTAACTATCTTGCTAAAGACAGAGAAAAGGATAGGCCTGATTGGTGTCCGATTGTTCAGGATTTAAGTAGTAAAGAAGCTTACATTATATGTAACAATAACGTGCATAATAATGAAACTGAGCATATTAATTTAGGAGAATAGGTATGAGCGAAAACAACCAAGAAGCAAAAGCTGATAACGGAAAGCCAAAAATCACTTTAGTCCCCAGACAGATCATCTGGGATATTGCTGAAGTTAGAGAGTATGGGAATAAGAAGTATCATGATCCTAATAACTGGAAAAATGTTGAAGCAGAAAGATATCGTGATGCTTTGTTAAGACATACTTTAAAATATTTAGATGATCCTAACTCAGTCGATGAAGAATCTGGTATTAAGCATTTAAAACACATGGCTTGTAATATTGCCTTCCTTTGCGAGATGGAGGATAAAGATGACGTCAGAGGATGATTCTAAGTTTGATGGATATATACACAGCATACAAATTAATCATAAACTTTATCGTTTAAAATGTGTTATTACGGAGGTGTATCCGATGTCTTGTCCAAAATGTGGTGGTAGAGTTGAATTAAAATATGGGCATGGTAAATGTGAGTATTGTGGGACAAATTATTCAACACAATTTAAATTACAGGAGGATAAAGATGCCGACGTTACCGATACAAGATAATGACACTGAGTATATAACAGCCTGTGTTGAGATTAGAGCTACTAAAGAATTAATAAACTTTTTTAAAAAGACATTAAAAACGGTTGATAAGTACTCGTGGACACATTCAAGATATTATAAAAGGAGAAGAAAATGAAAGTAACAATAGATATTTCTGAATACTTATATGATATATGTAATAACAAAGAAATTGGATCTCTTCTTAATTGTGAAGTTGAAGAACTTAAAAATGCGGTTAAAAATTCAATAGAAGAACCTTGTGAGGATTGTATAAGCAGACAGTGCGAGATGGAGGATAAAGATGAATCTAGAGCAAAACTTATCATGTCCATTCATAAATTATTTGACATCCCTTTATCAGAAGCCACAAAAGCATACGATCTAATTATAGAATATTTTAGACTAAAATCAAACATAGGGGATCATCCTGAAAAATGTAAACCAAGAGAGTATATTTTAGTTGAGAAGAAAATAGGTGAGGATGCTATCAGCAGACAGGCGGCAATAGATGCATTCTCTATGTTTGCGGAGTATGAATCAAACCGCACTAATGCCGAATGGGTAAATAGAATAAGAATTGTTTTATCTAGTTTATCACCTGTTCAGCCTATCAGACCACGGGGGCATTGGATATTAGTCTCTGACAAAACACCCGGCGGATATTGGAAATGCTCTGAATGTCTCATGCACAAACGGATGCCCAGCGGACGACTTGATTCATTTTGTTCGTGTTGCGGAGCTGATATGCGGGAAAGTGAGGATAATGGTACTCAGTGTCTCACCACATATCAGTTATATCTTATTCTTTTAGGTTATATAACTGAACATGCCGACAAAGACAAATGTCATGATGTGGAGAATATGTTGTTAGAATTATATAAACGGGCAAAATGAGGGAGAAGGGTTTCTGAAAGTGAGGAAAGAAATGGCAAATAATATTTTTGAAAATCTGACAGACGAAGAACGAAGCAAACTATGGATGTACATGATATATAAGATCAAGGAAAGAACAGAGCAGTTGACTAAAGAAGCAGAAGAAGCTAGTATGACTTTGACAGAATACCTTGAGTCTATAAGTCCACTTGCATTAGAGAAAGAGGATTGCATAAGTAGGCAGGCGGTTCTTGAAAGCATAAAGAATCTTTATCCGGATATGCCTGTTATTGATATTATGGACGCAAGACGGAAATGGTTAAAAAAGTATGCCCCGTATTTTGAATGCGAAAATGCGGTTAAACATTTGCCATCCGTCACACCGAAGCAAGAGCCTGATACGGTAGTTATTCTTGACAAGATAAGAGCAGATATTATTGCAAAAGACAAAAACGTAAAAACCATAAGAAGTGATGGCTGTTGTTTCTTCACCGCAGATGAAATTTTAAATATTCTTAACAAGTACAAGGAAGAAAGCGAGGTAAGGAACAAATGACAGATTACGAGAAATACATAAATGCATTAAGAAAATGTGCTAAAGAGCATGAAAATGATAGAACATTTACAGGCCACATTATTGTATCTGATTTATGCAGAGATACCGCTAATTTGTTGGAAGAATTAGAGCAAGAGCCAAAGGCAGGGCATTGGATAGTGTTATCTCCAACAGATATGTATTGCTCCGAATGCAATGAGATAGAGCATCTTGACACAAGCAGAAGGTTTTGTGCTTATTGTGGTACGAAGATGGTTGAGTCACAGGAAAGCGAGGAATCCTGCGATAACTGTAAGCATAACACCGATTCATGGAACTCTGATGCCTGTGACGGATGTTGCAGGGCTAACAGCAAGTGGAGCGGGGAGATTTATCCTGGAGAATTTGAAGCAATGGAACATAACGGTCGATTAGATGCTTTGGAAAGTGAGGAAATAGACAGAGAAGAAATAGCGGCACTACTTGCGAGGGAGAGCGAGGAAAATGGATGACTATATATGTTGATGATGGCAAAACAGTAAAGATTTATCCGGTTAAAGTAAAAGTTGCAAAAGCAGTTATGACTTTGCTTGAAACGGATGATGAGTTGGTATGGAGTGAGACACATAAGGGATATGGCGTTGAGATAGTTGATAAGGAAGAAAAGGAGAATAAATGTTCACACTGTTTATATGGTGCATTATAAATGGCTTTCTATTTCACTATGACCCAAACATTATGTCGGAAGAAACCAAAATGATTATTGCCGTAGTATGTGTAGCAAGTGATTTGAATTTGATTATTACACTTGTTAGAAAGTGAGGAAAAATGAGTGATTATATTTTAGAACTGGAATATGCAGTAAGGGTTTTAAAGAAACACTGTGAATGTGAGACTAAATGTGAAGATTGTATATTTTATAACGACAAAGGTATTTTAGGCACGATGTGTCATCTTCAGGATACACCGGAAGTTTGGCCTGTTGATAAGATATTTGATAAGGGGGAGTGATGGGCGTTTGTTTTACAGTTACAGGTGGGATTTATGTTTTATTTATCCTGCTATTGATGCTAGTAATAGCTATATCTTTAAGGAGGTTAGAAAAAATGAGCGACATATCAAAGACAAAGGAAGTATATTTTGATAAGTACTGCAAATCATGTGATCATAAGAATGTAGATGAAAAAGACGAGCCGTGTAACACGTGTTTAAATTATCCTATTAATGAGTACTCGCACATACCTGTAAATTATTCTGGTCCTAAACCCACTACAAAGAAAGACTGGGTGAAAAAATGAATAAGAGACTTGAGCGAGTTGAAAATGCAAAAAAGTGGCTAAACATAGTTGATAAAAGATTACACGATGCGAGATTTGATTCAGGAGATATGGCTCTGTTTTTAGACAATGGGTATATTTTCTATGTACAGGGTTTTACAACAAGAGAGTCGTTTGATAAAGCATTAACAAAAGAAAAGGAGAAAGTTAATGAATAAGTATATTGTAATAGAAGATCATAGTCCAGATGGAGGATTATTTTGCTTAGGAGTATTTGAAGATATAGACAAAGCATTTGGTGTTGCATTAAGAAACATATGGGATTTTAAAGAATCTTATAAAGAAGAGGATGGTGACATATTTACATACACATCACCTTATATGATGGAAGGAGATGGTGGATACGCTATAAAAGTTGACTACAAAGCTTCGTCTTGGGAAAATGAAGAAACCAAATATTATTATATTCTTTTTGGAGATGAGTTATGATAGTGTATAAATGTAACGGAAAAGCGCCGTGTTCTATAACTAAAGACGGTAAGAAAAACAGATTTTGTAGATACGACCAGGACAATTATCAAAGAGGATGCTATTACACGTCAGATCCTAAATATGCTATTGATAAAAATAAACCAATTGAGATGAATTTTGGTTCGCAAGAAAAATCGTGACTATATGGAAGGTAATAGTGCCTTTTATATTTTTTCGAAAGGAGAAGAGAGGAAATGAAACTAGGAAAGGTATTTGACGACATTTTAAAATTTGCAGACAAGAATTCGCCTGTAATTTTAACAGGTATTGCCTGCGCGTGTACTGTGGCAGCAGCTATCGCGGCGTATAAGGCAGGACCTAAGGTTGAAGCTGCAATGAATCATCACAGAGAGCAGATTGAGGATCTTGAAAGTAAGTGTGATGGCAACGAGGAGAAGTTTAACGATGAGAAGAAGGAGATTATTAAGTCTACTGCAAAAGAAGTGGTGCCCGCAGTGCTTCCTCCAATTATATTTGGGGGTTTATCTATTGTGTGTGCGATTTCATCTAACAAAGTTAGCGCTAGACGGATCGCAGCCTTGTCAGCAGCATATGAGATCTCATCAAGGGCTTTAACAGACTATAAGGAAAAGATCGAGGAGATTGTTCCTAAGAAGGCTAAAGAAATACAAGAAGCTGTAGCAAATAAGCATGTTGAGGGTATGGATATTCCGGACGAGTCTCATATTTACTCCACAAATCATGGAGACATTTTGTGTAAGGATATTTATCTTGATACTTACTTTAGGTCTTCTCATGATGAAATTAAGCGTGCCATTAATGAGTTATCTGAAAGAGTTAGATCTGAGCAATGGGTAACTGTTGCTGATCTATATGAGCTTATTGGTATTAAGTACGATTATATTAAGCCAATTGCTCATGATATTGGTTGGCATGACACTGATCTAATTCAGGGGAATCTTCCTATTGTGGTATCAACCGCCTGGGATAGAACGGGGACCATTCCAGTTATTGGTCTTGACTATGAAGTAGATCCGTTCTTTAAGGAAGGTGGCCGATTTCGCTGATCCAAATACTTTAAGCTTATATTCTGAGTATTTGGAAAGAGAGACCATGATGCCATATGATTTAATTGAGAAGTATGTGTCTGACTTTGCTCATTATGAAAGTGTGAGACGTACATTTTCAAAGTGGCTTTTAAAGAACCATCCAGAAAAAGAACTTCCGTTTGATTAAACAAAAAATGTGGGATAGAGAATCGTGGATTGGGCGTAGACTTTATGTCGAGGGATTCTCATACATGGGAAGGAGGAAACATGTATAAGTCAGGAAAGGATTATATTTTCAATAACATTAAGATTAAGTTTAATGGTCACGGTTATGAGAGCCATTTTACGTATTTTGATGACAAAGAGAATAAGAAAAAGGAAGCTCATTTAAATACGGATACAGCGGGTCAGATGGTTTACCTTCTTGGGATCTATTAATTCGCAAAAAAAATTACTCCTATTATAGAGAGGTAACTATTAATTTGTTATTAATTTAGAAAGGAGTAATAAAATGAGCAAGAAGGAAGTTAGAGACATGCAGAAGAAGGTAGCAGAACAGATTAAAGATCAGTTCAACACAAACAACGAGAAAGGAGAAGAAGAAATGGCAGCAGTAACAACAGAAGAGATGGAGAAGGTAAGAGAGATCGTGATCGAGGCAATCGAGAACAACGAAGAGGTTTCTCAGGCAGCAAAAGACATGCTTCTTAAGGAGTTAAAGGAAGAAGCAAAGGAGAGCAAAGTGAAAGGTTTCTTTAAGAAGGTTTTCACGAAGAAGAACGCTGTGAGGCTTATCGGAGCAACAGCAGTAGTAGCAGTGATCGGTGGAGTAGTATATATGGTCAAGAACAGAAAGTTCGAAGATGATTCGGTTTTAGTTGATGCGACCGATGATATGGTGACCATCACCGAAGTGTGATATTTGATATAAAAACTATAGGGTGCTAACACAGGCCCTATTTTTTTTTCGAAAGGAGTATTTATGGCAGTTGAAATGGAGAAATCTAGTTTAGACAATTCCTATGAGACAAGACTTAAGAACGAAAACAAAGAGGAAAAAGTAAAGCCTATTGTATCAAAGAATGCTCTTGCAAAGGAAACTGTTGGGACAAAGTTTAAAAAGAGTTTCTTTTCAGATGACATGAAGGATGTAGGATCTTATATTGTCTTTGATCTTATCATTCCTGGTATTAAGGACGGTGTGTTATCAGCAATCGAGAGGATGTTCTATGGCGGGTCGTCTGATAGATATTCTAGAAGAGATGATAGGGACTATAGAGATAGAACATCATATTCATCATACTATAAGTCATCTAAAAGTAGGAGAGAACCAGATAGAGATGACAGAAATGAGCCTGTTGATTATAGGCATATTGTTTTACGCTACGAAGATGATGCTAAAAAGATTGTAAGACAGATGAGGGATTATATTCGTGAGTATGATTCTGTTTCTGTAGCCAGGCTACTTGATCTTATTGATCAGCCTGGAAAGTATACCGATAACAACTACGGTTGGACTCATGAAGAAGACATTGGTATCAGGCATGTCAGAAATGGATACCTTATTGACGTTCCTGAGGCTGTATATTTAGGAGACTAAAATGGATGGTGAAGCAATCTTTAAAGCATTTCGTGATATTTTCCCAACATGGGGAGTAAAAAAGTATAAGAGGTTAGACCCGCATTCAATTGAAATAGTTGCAGAAAATAAGGTAATAACCACCACTTATATTTTTACGTTTTACAATTTAAAGAGCTTTAAACTTGAAACAAAGTAAAGAAAGGAGATAAAATGAGCTTTAAAGGTATGATGTATAAGACAAAGCTTAGCTTAAAAGAAAACTCACCTGTTATATTTTTAGCACTTGGGGCAGTAGGCTTTGTCACAACGATAGTTATGGCTTGCAAGGCAACTACAAAGCTTGAAGGAATTGTCGATAGTCATAATGAAAAAATTTCAGAAGTTAAAAAAGCTGAAGAAGATGGAGTAATTGAAACTGATGACGGGGAAGTTGAGTATTCATTAGAAGATGCAAAGAAGGATAAGTTCATTGTTTCTTGTCAGACTGGGAAAGAGCTTTTAAAAATTTATGCACCAACTATTATATTTGGTGTGGCATCATTGTCATGTTTCCTTGCATCCTATAAGATTTTAAGTATTCGTTATGCAACCATGTGCTCTATTGCTGCGGCTTTATCTGATACTTTAAATAATTATAGGAAAAGAGTAAGAGAAGAGCTTGGTGATGAAGCTGATAGAAGGTTTTATACTGGTGTTAAGTCCGAAACTTCTATTATTGAAACTGATGATGGGAAAGGAAAAGTAAAGAAGGAAGAGATTACGGTTGATTCTTATGATCCAAATGGCATTCCCATCTATGCAAAGTTCTTTGATGAGTCAAATGATCAGTGGTCTAAGTCTCCTACCGTTAATTTATCATTCCTTAAGGGGATGGAGTTTAGAGCAAATGATTTATTTAAAGAAAGAGGAGTGCTTCTTTTAAATGATGTATATTCTATGCTTGGAATCCCTGTTACAGAGATTGGTTCTAGAGTTGGCTGGTTTGAAGGACATGGCGATCAGTTCGTTGATTTTGGTATGTTTAATGGATCTGATGAGAGAAAGAGAGCTTTTGTAAACGGATATGAGCCTTCGATCCTTTTGTGCTTTAACTGTGTCCCACTCCTTCCTGGGGATGTTTCTCACCACTAAAAGGGTTTATAGAAGGATCTCCAAGAGACGAATTTGATTATCCTTGGTTATATTATGGAGGGTATTATGCGTAACTATCAGGTTGGTATCTTAACAGGGCTTTCGTACATAATCCTACTAATAGTTGTAGGGACTCTGCCAGTTTACTCGTATGAAAGTTGTAAGATACCAAAACCTGTAGTTATATTTGAGCCCCTTTCTAATCTAGAGGGTGAAGAGTTTGATGAAAAAAGATTTGTTAGTGAACTTGTCTGTTATGCTGAAACTATAAAAGCATTAGACAGACAAAAAATAAAAACTCACGCAAACAACAACGTTTCAACCAAAAGTACTATCCTTGCAAACACTAACAATGAAACATCAAAATACACTAAAGAAGAGATAAATCTATTAGAAAGTGTGGCTTACCTCGAAGCTGGTAATCAAGGTCTTTTGGGTATGAGGCTCGTCGTGGATGTTATTTTAAACCGTGTTAAGTCACCCAAATTTCCAAATAACATTCATGATGTTATATTTCAACCTGGGCAATTTTCGACAGCACGTAAAATTGATGAGAACGCGGACACTCTCATTAGCGAAAACGTCAAAAAAGCCGTCAGTCTTGAAATATCTGGCAAAAAGGTGGATGAAGATTCATTATATTTTGCTAGAAAGCCTGTAACCCAAAAAGGCCTTTACCAGGTCGGGGATCATTATTTTTCTAGATAGGAGGTAATATGCTAGGTGGAATATTTGGATTTATCGCTTATGTTTTGTTATTTGTAGGCGGTATAATACTAATATTTAAAGGTAACATCCAGGGAGGATTATATTTACTCCTTGTGTCTTCTTTGTTCTACATTGGTAAAGCAATTATGTACCATGGTGATCAGTATGTAAGGTTGTCTAAAGCGATTTCTATAGCTTTAAATAAAATAAATCTTGATAATCTGAAAGGAGAAAAGAAATGAGAGCATTTATTTGTGACGCATGTGGAAAGCAGTACAAACCGTATGCCTTTACTAAGAAGAATGGTGAGGGTAATTGCATGACCATCGTCAAGGTTGAAAAGGACGGAGTTATTTATCCAAAGGCAAGGTTGGAGCTTTGCCAGACTTGTATGGATGATTTGTGGGACTATCTAAAGATTGATTTAGTCCGTCCGGAATCCCCTTTGTATAATAGATTCCATAAGGAGACTGTTGTGGAAAATGTAAATGAAGAGGATCTAAATGAAAACGTAGAACCTGTTGCAGAAGAGTAAGTTATATTTAAAGGAGAGGGGGGGGGTGCTACTATAGGCCCCCTTTTATTTTTTGAAAGGAGACAACATGAATAATAAACCTATAATTTTCCTACTTGGAGTACTTGTTGGAGGAGTAGTTGGTAGTACTTTAACTTATATTTTGTTAAATAAAAAAGAAGGCATCGGAGAAAAGATTGAAGTTGATGATGAATCTGTAGAGATTTTTGATGATAAAACAAATAATGAGGAGGAAATCCGCGAAAAACTCCTTAAAAATTGGGACAAACCGCCTCTTAAAGTATCTGAAGATGAGATGGCTGAAAATATGCATCCTACAGATTCTGATGAAGATGAATTTGAAGATGCGAGTGATACTCCATTTGATGAAGTGGATAATACATACGATTTGGGAATCCAAGAAGCTATTGAAAATGACGAGTATCATAAAAAGAATAAGGGTAAAAAACCTAAAATTATATCTAAGGATGATTTAGATAGCGTTCCTAGCCATTTTGAGACCTCTGAGTGGCTTTTTTGGGCAGGGGACGATGTAGTGACCGACGATGACGGATCGAGTGTTATAGAGGATCCTGAGCGTTTTGTGGGGGATTGTCTTGATAAGTACGATTTTAGGAATAATGATGAAGAAGAGCTTTATGTATTATCATATGAGTATGATACTTTATTTGTCATTACAAAGTACTTTAAGAGCTATGGATCTACCCATGAAGCGGCCGAATCATATGTAGGAATTAACGAGGAGTGGGAAAGTTAAGAGGTTATATTATGGAAGGATCTAAGTTATGGGAAGAATACATGGACTGGATGCTTCGTGACCTTAAATTTAATAAAAAGGGGTATTATAAGCTCCTTTTACACTTACACTTAGTACCATTTGAGTGGTCTATGGTAGCTCCTTTTGATGAAAACAGGGCTATGGACGGGGTATATAACAGATATTACTTCTTTAGAGACATAGGTCTTAAGGATGGTGACTTTAAAAACCCTTGCAGTGTACTTGAAATGTTATATTCTTTTGCTGTAAGGGTTGGAAGAGAGTGGATTGGTTACGATAAATCTGATATGGAAGACCATTTTGACAGGATTTTTTGGTTATTTTTGTGTAATTTGGGACTTGATAAGTATGATGATTCATCTTTTGATGAAGAAAATGTAAACTATATTTTACATAGATGGTTAAAAAGAGAGTATAAAGATGATGGAAGAGGATCACTTTTTCCATTAAAAGAAGCAAAAATTGGGTATAAAAATTTAGAAATTTTTAAACAAATGAATATTTTTATGAAACAATTTAATATAAAATCGACTGGAGATTTGGAGTAATTTTAAAAATCCTTACATTTTTTGGTTTTTAAAATGTAAAATATATTTGACATTTTTAGGACATTCGTCAAAATCCTTACAAAATTTTGTAAGGATTTTCAAAAATGTAAGGATTTTGTAAGGGGTCGTTTCTTAGGAATTTACTGGGTTTGAGGACATTCCATTACATTCTTACATTATTTTTTATATATTTTATATATAATAAAAAAATACAAATATAGAAATAAACTTAAAAATCATTTTGTAATGTAATTTTGTAAGGATTTTTTCGAATGTATATTTTTCATAAAATTTTGGTAGGAAGGAGGTAAGTACAAAAAGTATGAAAAGTTTTCTAAAAATCATGACAAAAGTAATAGAAATTAAAGATAAAGAAGGAAAAAAAGATGAAGTTGTCATGATTTATCCTACCTACAATATTACTGGAAAAGATTTAATGAAAAAAGGAGGAAAATTTTATGCAATATTAAATACTGATACAGGGTATTGGATAACTAATGAGTCAGAAGTTTATGACATAATCGATAAAAGATTATATTTAAAACTTGACGAAATTGGTAAAGAAGATGGTTATGGTAATATTAGAGATGAAAAAGGTAGGAAAATAATAGTTAGTACTATGGATGATTCATCTACAAAAAACTATCTTGAATTTTCTAATTGGTTTTCAAAACTGCCGCCAAACCATAACCTAAAACCTCTTGATAGTAATATCACTTTTCAAGGAGATGATATTACACCAGATATGTATGTTACAAAAACTTTACCATACAAGATGGAAAAAGGATCAATTAACGCATATGAGAAGTTAATGAATACATTATATTCTCCAGATGATAGAAAAAAGATTGAATGGGCAATTGGGTCCGTATTTAATGGGGATAGCAAAAAGAATGAGAAGTTTGTAGTATTATATGGTGATCCTGGTACTGGAAAATCAACTGTTCTTGATCTAATTAAGGATCTCTTTGAAGGGTATTATGGTATATTTGTTGCTGCAGAACTTGCAAATAAACAAAGTACATTTGCAACATCAGCTTTTAAAGATAATCCACTTGTAGCAATCCAAGACGATGGGAGTTTAAAAAAGATTGACTCTCCTGTTATAAATGAAATTATATCCCACAAAGAGGTGTTTATTAATGAGAAGAACAAGTCCCAGTATCCAATTAGAGCCAATGCAATCTTATTCATGGCAACAAATGAACTAGTTGATCTCCATGATACCAAGCTCGGTATCACTAGGAGACTTCTCGATGTCTACCCAACCGGAAATAAACTTCCTGTCAGAGAATACAGAAAATGCGTTTCAGATCTTAAATACGAGCTTGGGGCCATTGCATACCACTGTAAGAGTGTATATGAAGAATTAGGTAAAGAATATTATATTGATTATGAACCGAGAGAAATGATCAGAAAGACAAACGATTTAAGAAATTTTATAAGCGATAATTTTGATTTGTTTTTGGATAATAAGATAGTGTCAAGAGATTTAGCTTATAAGTGGTATAAGGCATATTGTGAAGAGTCTGGTATAACTTATATTTTAAAAAGAATTGATTTTGGAGAACAGTTAAGGGAATACTATAAAAACTTTTATGAAATTAAATGGATAGACGGAAAAAGTCAAAGAAATATTTTTGAAGGATTTAAGAAAGAAAAGTTTGAATATGCCAGTGTTAAATTTGAAATGAAAGTCGAAGAAGAAATTCCAGATTGGCTTAAGTTCAAAAATACAAGATCAAAGTTTGATGAGTTATATTTGGATTCACCAGCTCAATATGCAGAAGAAGTTGGTGGTATTTCAAAACCTGTTACAACATGGGCATTATGTACAAGTACATTAAAAGAAATAGATACAAAAGAAGTTCACTATGTAAAGCCACCTGAAAATCTAATTTGTATTGATTTTGATATTAAGGATGAAGAAGGTAATAAGGATGGAAAGAAAAATCTTGTTGCAGCAGGAAAATGGCCTGAGACATACGGAGAGTATTCGAAGTCTGGATCGGGAGTCCACCTTTATTATATTTATAACGGAGATGTATCAAAGCTTAGGAGCTTGTATGACAAAGATATCGAAATCAAAACATTTAGAGGGAAGGCTTCTTTACGAAGGAAACTTACAAAATGCAATGACAAGGAGATAGCTGTAATATCATCAGGACTACCAACGAAAGGAGAAAAAGTGTTAGATGAATATGCTGTGAAAAATGATAAACATTTACGAGCATTAATTGGTAAAGCATTAAGGAAAGAGATTGAACCTCACGCTACCAAAACATGTATGGATTATATTTATAAGGTTACAGAAGATGCTTATAAGAGCGGTTTACACTTTGATGTTACAGATTTAAGACCTGATATTCAGGCTTTTGCTAATAATTCTACACATAATGCTTCTTATTGCTTAAACTTAATTAATAAGATTCACTTTGCATCAGATGAAGCTTCGGATGATAAGGGAAGATATGATAATGATGACATTATTATATTTGACTGTGAGGTTTATGAAAATCTTTTCATTGTTTGTTGGAAAGTTAAGGGAGAAGGTCATGAAGTTGTGAAGATGATAAATCCTACTCCTGCAGACATTGAAGATTTGTGTCATCATAAACTGGTTGGGTATAATAATAGAGCATATGATAATCATATTTTGTATGCAAGAATTATGGGGTATAATAACTATCAGCTTTATGAATTATCTCAAAGGTTAATAGGAGATCAGGGAAGAAATGCTAAGTTCTTAGAAGCATATAAGTTATCATATTCTGATGTTTATGATTTCTTATCTGCTGGGAACAAGATGGGTCTTAAAAAATGGGAGATTAAACTTGGAATCCATCATCAGGAAATGGGTATTCCCTGGGATAAACCAGTGCCAAAGGATAAGTGGGAACTTGTTGCTGATTATTGTGCTAATGATGTTATTGCAACAGAAAAGACTTGGGATGCTAATGAGGCTGATTGGCTTGCAAGAGAAATACTTGCTGATATTTCTGGACTCACTGTTAATGATACCACTAATCAGTGTACTACTAAACTAATTGTTGGAAATGATAAGAATCCACAAGATGAATTTATCTATACTGATCTGTCAACAATTTTTCCTGGATACACATTTAGTAAAACTGGAATTGATAAGAAGTTGTATAATGAAGGAACAAAGATTGTTGCTGGTAAGTCATTATATTTAGGGGAAGATCCTGGAGAAGGTGGGTATGTTTATGCTGAACCTGGGATTTATACAAATGTTGGACTTTTGGATGTTGCATCTATGCATCCACATTCTGCTATTAGATTAAAAGTATTTGGAGAAAGGTATACTAAAGTATTTGAAGAACTTGTTGAAGCCAGAGTTGCTATTAAACGAGGTGACTTTGAAAAGGCTGGGAAATTACTTGGTGGTAAGTTAAAGCCGTATCTTAAAGATAAGAAAGATGCTAAGAAATTAGCGAATGCTCTAAAGACAGCTATTAATTCTATCTATGGTTTGACTAGTGCAACCTTTAATAATAAGTTAAGAGATCCTAGGAATGTTGATAATATTGTCGCTAAGTATGGTGCTCTGTTTATGATTAACTTAAAGCATGAAGTCCAGAAGAAAGGTTATACTGTTGTACACATTAAGACTGATTCTATTAAGATTGCTAATATGGACGATTATATTAAGGACTTCTGCATGAAGTATGCTAATAAATATGGATTTGAATTTGAGCACGAAGCGACTTATGAAAAGATTTGCCTTGTTAATGAGGCAGTATACATTGCAAAAGATAAATCAGATGGTCATTGGACTGCTACTGGAGCTCAGTTCCAGATTCCTTATGTGTTTAAGACACTATTCTCTCATGAGCCTGTCACATTTAGTGATTACTGTGAAACTAAGTCAGTTACAACAGCATTATATTTGGATTTTAATGAGAATCTTAAAGATGTTGATGAACATAACTATGAATTTGTTGGCAAGGTCGGATCTTTTGTACCTGTAGTAGATGGAGTTGGTGGTGGAGTACTTGTCAGAGAAAAGGATGGTAAGTATTATGCTGCCACTGGAACTAAGAAACCTAATGGTAAAGAAGTTTACAGGTGGCTTGAAGCTGAACAAGTTAAGATCTTAGGACTTGAGGATAAGGTTGACTTATCATATTTTAATAACCTTGCAAATACAGCGATAGAGACAATTGATAAATTTGGTGACTTTAATGATTTCGTAAGTGATACACCAAGTTTCATGCAGATTCCCGATACAAACAAAGACGAGATTCCTTTTGAAACAATAGTATCCGATGATTTCATGAATAAACCAGTAGCAGCTTAAGGAGGAAAATAAAAATGAATAACGAGAAAAAGGTTGGCGAGATTACTGTTGAGGGTGCTGGAATTATATTTAGAAATTTTTCTGGTAAGAAGAGCGACTTTAACGAAGAGGGCAATAGAAACTTTGGTCTTCTTCTTGATGAAGAGCTTGCAGAGAATCTTAAAGAGGACGGATGGAATGTTAAGTACTTAAAGCCTCGTCCCGGTGAAGAAGATATGCCTAGACAGGCTTGGCTTCCTGTTAAGGTTAAGTATGGCAAGGTTCCGCCTATTGCAGTACTTATTACTTCTCGTGGAAAGACGAGACTTGACGAGAGCACAATTAATCAGCTTGATTGGGCAAGGATCAAGAATGTTGATCTTATTGTCAGACCTTATCAGTATCCTGAGATGCACAATCGTCCGGCCGGCATTGCTGCATATTTAAAGAGCATCTATGTTACGATTCAGGAAGACGCACTGGAAGAGAAGTATGGTGCTATTCCTGATGCAGATTCAGAAGAACCGTTACCGTTTACAGAAGACTAATTATATTTTAAGATAGGAGAATGAAATGGTTCACCTCAGAGACTATCAGATAGAGGCCATTGAAAAACTTCATAATGGTTCTATCCTTTGTGGATCTGTTGGCTCTGGGAAGTCTAGGACTGCTCTGGCATACTATTATATTAAGGTATGCCAGGGTGATCCTGGTATCAATGAGAAAACTTTTAAACTTCCAAAAATGCCAAGAGATTTGTATATCATAACCACAGCTAAGAAAAGAGAATCTAAGGAATGGGAAGACGAGTGTGCTCCTTTTAAAATTTTTAAGAACGAGAATATTGGTAACATAAAACTTACAGTTGACTCTTGGAACAACATTAAAAAGTATAAGGAGGTTACTGGTGCATTCTTTATATTTGACGAACAACGAGTTGTTGGATCAGGTGCCTGGGTTAAAGCTTTCTTAAATATTGCTAGGAAAAACAGATGGATCTTATTGTCGGCTACGCCAGGAGATAAGTGGAGCGATTACATTCCGGTATTCGTTGCCAATGGATTCTTTAAAAACAAGACAGAGTTTAATAGAAATCATGTGGTGTTCTCAAGATTCTCTAAATATCCTAAGATTGAACGCTACATTGGTGAGGGACGACTTGTTAAACTAAGAAATAGTATCTTAGTTACAATGAAAGATGAAAGAGTAACTACCAGGCATTATATTCCTGTAATATGCGACTACAATGAAAAAGATTTTAAAACAGTTTATGTAGGAAGATGGGACATTTATGAAAACAGACCAATTGAAGAAACAGGAAAACTATTCTATCTTATGCGTAAGGTTGTAAACTCAGATCCAAGCAGAATAGTTGAAGCTTCAAAGATTATAGAAGAAAGGAAACGAGTAATTATATTCTATAACTTTGATTATGAGCTTGAACTTTTAAGAGATTTATGTAATGGTTTACGAGTAAAGTATGCTGAGTGGAATGGTAAAGTCCATCAAGAATTGCCAAACTCTAACAAATGGGTTTATCTTGTTCAGTATTCGGCAGGATGCGAAGGATGGAACTGTACAACAACTGATACCATTATATTCTATTCACAAAACTATTCTTACAGAATGACAGAACAAGCTTGCGGAAGGATTGATAGGATGAACACAAAATTTATAGATCTTTATTATTATCAATTTAGATCTAAGTCTCCTATTGATTTAGCAATAAGAGCAGCTTTGTCAAGGAAAAAGAACTTTAATGAGAAATCTTTTGGTCTAAAATAGCATTCGCAAGAAAAAACACTACTATATGGAGGGGAATGAATGATGAGTGCGTCGCACTTTGCCCCACCATTATATTTTTTGGAGAAGCTTATGAAATCTGAAAGCGATTTTCAAAAAGATCTTAAGAAAGAGATTAAGGAAAGGCTCCCTGGATGCTTTGTTTTAAAGAACGATCCAACATATATCCAAGGAATTCCTGACCTTACTATTCTTTACAAAGATCGTTGGGCAACTCTAGAAGTGAAGAAACACAAAAAGGCGAAGCATAGACCTAATCAAGATGGATACGTTGAATTGATGAATGAAATGTCATTTTCAGCAATTATATTTCCAGAAAACAAAGAGGAGGTTTTGGATGCTTTGGAACGATCACTCAAGAGACATACCAAAAGGAAGCCACGCATTTTTAGGAGCGAGTAAATATTCTTGGCTTAACTATGATGAAGAAGATTTGGAACTTGCGTGGAAAAGATCATTCGCTCAAATGATGGGAACATCACTTCATGAACTTGCTGCTGGACTAATCGAGAATAGAATAAAGTTATCAAGCAGAGATACACATCTTGTATTATATCATTTGTTAGAAGATGGTATTCCAAGATCAGTTATTAACCTTGATACAATTATGGCTAATCTAATCCCATATGTTGCAGATGGTATTGGATACAGAATGAAAGTTGAACAGCCACTTGTCTATTCTGAGAATGTGTTCGGAACAGCAGACTCTATTATATTTGATGATAAGAAGTCTTTACTTCGAATTCATGATTACAAATCTGGTACAACACCAGCTCATTTGGAACAGCTTGAGATTTATGCAGCACTGTTTTGTTTAGAGTATGAGTTTAAGCCTGGAGAAATTGAGTTTGAACTTAGAATCTATCAGAATGGAGATCAGTTGATAGGAAACCCGAAGGCTAATAATATTCTTCCTACGATGGAAAGAATAAGAAAGTTCGATAAGATGATCGAGAAATTCAAGGAGGCTTCATGATGGACAATTATATTATGCATGAAGGGGTTGGTCATCTTGACAATCCTCCAGGAAGAGGCTCAGGCCGATACAGTTGGGGAAGTGGAGAAAACCCTTATCAGCATCAAGATAATTTCCAGACAGCTGTTAACAAATTAAGATCTCAAGGATTAGGTGACGGCGAAATTGCTAAGCTTTTGATTGGAGAGCATGCAACAGCCAGTGATGTTAGAACTAAATTAACAATTGAGAAGAATCAAAAGAAGATTGCAGAAATTAATGAAGCATTAAAGCTATATGAAGAGAATAATCATAATGCATCAGAAGTTGCTAGAATTATGTTTGGAGATCCTTCTAAAGAATCTTATGTAAGAACTCTAATTGATCCAGTTGCTTCTGATAAAGCTATGAAGTATCAAAACACTGCTGACTTTTTAGCAGATAAGATAGCTAATACACCAAGTGGAGTAATAGATGTTGGATCTGATACAGAATTATATTTGGGTGTATCAGAACATGTAAAGAAAGCAGCTATTAAGATGCTTGAAGAAAAGGGTTATACATACACTTGGGTTACAGTTCCTCAAGCAGGCACAGATCATGAAACAACTATTAAAGTTTTAGCAAAACCTGGAATGACATGGTCTGATATTCAGAAGTCTAAGTATGAGATTGGATCTATTAAAGAATTCACTCCTGATGAAGGAAAGACATTCTGGACTCCTGAGTATCCAGCAAGCTATGACTCAAAGAAAGTCTACATCAGATATGGTGATGAAGGTGGCAAAGATAAAGATGGTGTTATTGAACTTAGAAGAGGTGTAGATGAAGTATCTCTTGATGGACCATTATATTCTCAAGTACGAATTGCTGTTGATGATAAATACTACATGAAAGGAATGGCTGTTTATACTGACGACATTCCTGAAGGATACGATATTATATACAACACAAACAAGAATAGAGGAGCAAAAGTATTTCCAGAGAATTCGAAAGATTCAGCTGTTTATAAAATGATGAAAGATGATCCTGATAATCCTTTTGGTGCTACGATCAAAACACCTTCAGAAAGAGATGGGGTTGTTACTCGTGGTGGTCAGCATTATTATATTAATGAAAAAGGTGAAAGAGTGTTATCGCCCATTAATAAATTGTCAGACGAAGGTGATTGGGATAACTGGAGTAGAAATCTTGCTTCTCAGTTTTTGTCAAAACAAGATGCACAGCTTATAAAGAGACAGCTTGACTATTCAATCATTGATAAGAAAGCTGAACTTGAAAGTATTAGACAACTTACCAATCCTGTCATTAAACAAAAGCTTTTGGATGACTTTGCAAATCAATGTGATTCAAATGCTTCTACATTATCAGCAAAAGGATTTAAAGATTCAGCATTCCATGTTATATTACCAATACCTGAGCTTAAAAATAATGAAATCTATGCTCCAAACTATAAAGATGGAGAACAAGTTGCACTTATCAGATATCCTCATGGTGGTGTGTTTGAAATCCCAGTTCTTACTGTTAATAACAAAGTAAAAGCTGCTGAAAAGACAATTGGTAAGAATGCAAAAGATGCTGTTGGAATTAATGCTCACAATGCAGAGATACTGTCAGGAGCTGATTTTGATGGTGACACAGCTCTTGTTATACCTCTTAACACTAATAACATAAAGATTAAATATTCTCCTCCTTTAAAAGAGCTTGAGAATTTTGATCATAAGGCATTATATCGATTACCTGATGATGCTCCAGTAATTAAATCCCAAACCAAACAAACAGAAATGGGTAAAGTTACAAATTTGATTACTGATATGACAGTTGGAGGTGCAACTAATTCTGAAATTGCTAAAGCTGTTAAGCATTCAATGGTTGTTATTGATTCTGAAAAGCATCATCTTGATTACAAGAAGAGCGAAGCAGATAATGACATATTATATTTGAAAAAGAAATACCAAGGTGTAACTGAAAAAGGTGCTGCTAAAGGAGCATCAACTATTCTTTCAAGAGCTAGTTCTGAAATCTACATTAATCAGAGAAAAGAAAAACGAGTCTCTGATATGACACCTGATGAGAAGAAGCGTTACTATGAAGGTGAAAAGATCTATGTAGACACAGGAAAGAAAGTAAAGGACCAAAAAGAAATCAAAGATCCTTCTAAGATGACACCAGAAGAGAAACAACTATATGCAGCAGGCAAAAGAGTATTTAGAGACACTGGAAAAACTAAGTACAGACAAGAAACAGTTACACAAATGGACTATGTGGATGATGCATTTAAACTTGTAAGAGATAAAGATAATGAAAAAGAGGTTCTTTATGCTACATATGCTAATGATCTTAAAGGATTAGCAAAAGAAGCAAGAAAAGAATCAAGAAACATGACATTTGAGTCTGCTTCCCCATCTGCTAAGGCTACATACAAAGATGAAATAGATAGCCTTAATTCTAAATTAAGAATAGCTAGATCTAATGCACCAAAAGAAAGACAAGCTCAGGTTATGGCTAATCACATCTATAGTGAGAAGTTTAAGAATAGATCTATGGATTGGGATTATGAACATAAACAAAGAGAGAAAGCAAGGGCTTTAGAGCAAGCACGAGCAACTATTGGTGCTAAGAAAGAGTCTATAAACATTACAGATAAGGAATGGGAAGCAATACAAGCCAATGCAATATCTCCTACCAAACTAAGAGACATTTTAAACAATACAGATCAAGACAAATTCAAACAAAGAGCAACACCTAAAGGAAACTTTGAACTCACAGCAACACAAAAGAGCTTAATTAAACAAATGAAAGATTCAGGACAATACACAAACAAAGAGATAGCAGAGAGACTTGGCATATCTACATCATCTGTATCAAAGATCTCAAATGAATAAAAAGAAAGGAGAAATCATGGGTGAATTTGTGTTATCAACAATAGACAATCCATATGATCCTTTCA